GGAGTAGGGAGTAGGGAGTAGGGAGTAGGGAGTAGGGAGTAGGGAGTAGGGAGTAGCACCATTCCCCATTCCCCATTCCCCATTCCCTATTCCCCATTCCCCCTTCACGCCGCCAGGCGCTGCCACGCCTGCAGCAGCTGGCGCAACGATTGCTCGACGTCGGGCTCCGCCGCGATCGCCTCGGGCGGCACCGGGTCGATGGCGGGCTGCAGCGTCGCCTCGGCGATATCTTCGGGTGGCCGCATCCGTTGCCGAGCGTAGTCCGCAACGGATGCGCATGACTCGACCGATGCGCCTGAATCATCGGATGCGGTTGGCTGCCTGAGCGACAGGAACCCCGGGATGATGTCCCGAGCACGCTGCCCGCATCCGTCCCCGCCTGCGCGGGGACCTCGCGTAGTCCGCGACGGATGCGCATGAGTCGCCACGTGCTCATCCGGTTCCTCCCAAATGCGCACGCGCCGGCGCGAGGCGCGCACCAGCATCGTCCCGACGATGGCGAGCACGAGCGCGATGCCCAACAGCGCCGCCGGCAGCGCCCTGTGCTCGCCGCTTGCCGCAGATGCCGCCGGCCGGGCCGGCTGCGCCGGCGGCCGTTCAGCCGTGGTGGTCACCGACCGCGCGGCGATCCGGTCGGCGCCGCGCGTTGCTTGCGGCGTCGCGTCGGGCCGCGGCGCCGGATCGACCGCGCCGCCCTGCATCCGTCGCCGAGCGCAGTCCGCGACGGATGCGCATGAATCCGCGGCGGGCCAGCGCGTCGTGAATGCCGCGGTCGGCGCCGCCGCATCCGCCACTCGCGCGTCCGCGGGCGCCGGGATGGAGCCTGCCCCCGCGAGGCCGGGGGCGCTCGCCGCGTCCGCGGGTGCCTCCGCGTCCGCGGGCGCCTCTGCGACGGCGGGTGCCGGCGGGTCGGCCGCGGTGGAGCCCGCCCCCGCGAAGGCGGGGGCGGGCGCGCGCGGGCGCGTCAGGGCGCGGCGGACCTTGGGGCCCTGCGCGCCGAGGTACCAGCAATTGCGGTGCTTGACGCGGTCGACCCGGTAATACCAATGGCGCCCTTCCGGCGCCGTGCCATTCGGTCCGGCGAGACAGGCGTCGCCGGCCGGCGCCGCGCCCGCCGGCGCCGGCGTCGCGGCGACCAGCATGGCGAGGATGACCGGCGCAGATGATCGCGGCATTCGTTCCTCCCGCCCAGCGATCCGTCGACGAGCGCAGTCCGCGACGGATCGCCAGAAAAGCCCCCATGCCCCACTCCGATACGCTCGCACTCGAATACGCGAGTACTCGAATCAACGCCTTCGATCGCGGCCAAGGTTTCGCGTTTGATTGGGGCTGCAGTGGGCCGCAAACCTGGCAATTCATGCGCATTTATTTGGTGCATGATCTTTTCCGAAAACCGGTACCCACTTTTCGGGATCATGCACTGTTTGCAGCGCGGCGCTGCCGACATTGCGGCACGCGCGCCCAACACGTGTCGGCGATGAGGCAATTGTGGCTGACTACAATTCCTCCGGCGTTTTACCGATGCGCTTAAATGCTGCTGAGCAATTGGCTGCTAGTTCCGGCATAGCGCATGATCCCGAAAAGTGGGTACCGGTTTTCGGAAAAGATCATGCGCCGATAAAGGCGCCAGGGGGCAATCGGCGTGGAAGGGGAGGGGCCGTTGCGCGAACGCCCGGAGCATTTTCCGGAAAAGTGGGCACCGGTTTTCCGCAGAAAATGCGACCAACGCAAAAACCCAGAGCGGGATGGCGATTCGAAGAAACGGCATCCCGCTCTGGCACGCTTTTGGCGCGACACCTCGTGCGGCACGACGATCGAATACGGATTCATCGTCGCCGGGATCGCGCTCGCCATCGTCCTCGCGCTCGAGGAGATCGGCGCCGACGGCCGCGCCGCCGCGCGGGAATTTTTCCATACGCTGAGATTCAGCGATCCGTGATCAGTAATCGGTGTTTTGTAATCCGTCACCCTGAGGAGCGCCCGAAGGGCGCGTCTCGAAGGGCGACGGCCCGTATCGCGCCGCCAGTGGCCGTTCATCCTTCGAGGCTCGCCGACTGCGTCGGCTCGCACCTCAGGATGACGGATAACGAGGCCCGATCACTGATTCCGGTGGCGGCGGACAGTTATCCGCACGCCGCGGTGGCGCGGGTAGGAATAGACCGCGTACGGGGAACAGTTCCCGCTCGGGCCGCAGACCGGATAGGCGTAAAGGCCGGGCCGCACCCAGGTGAGGTCGTAGGGCCCGTAGTCGTGGGTGAAGTCGCAATAGGGCGCACACTCGACCGCCGCCGCGGGCGTTGCGCCCGCGAGCATCAGGCCGAACACGGTGGCGGTGAAGAGCTTCGGGATCGACCAGTGACCGGTGATCGCCTGTGTGATCACTGGTCACCCATCCCCGATCACTGGAGCGTGGCGGGGCTGATAGCGATCGCGCGCGCGGCAGCCTGATACCAGCTCATCGACTTGAACAGGCTGGTCCGCCTGGCGGGCTTGCGTTTCTTGCCGGTTTTCCGGGTTGGGGCGCTGCGTTTCCTCGAAGGTTTGCTCGACATGTACTCCTCGTCCTGCAACCTGCCCCGCGGACTTCGCCCCGTTCACGAAGTCCCACCCGGACGCCAGCATAGCGGCTGATCGCGGGATCAGCAAATTTCCCCCGCGCATGCCGGCCATGCAGCGGCCGGGGATTAAAACGCAAGTCCGATCATAGGCTTACCGTAGTCGCTTCGGCGCCAAGGCGAGCCTCCCGACCTTATCTCCTGCTTCCTCTCTTGCTTCGGCCCGAGTCGCGCTCTTTCGACGCAGGCCGCGCAACCGCCGCGGTCGCGGGGCGGGCCCCCGCGGCGCCGGCGTTCTCGCATCCCAACGGAGACCTCAACCATGGCCAAATATGCAATCACCGGAACCCAATCGGCGGTATCGACGGTGGCCTACAAGTCCGTTCTGTCGGTCGTCGCCAGCAGCGCCACCCAGGCGCGCCGCGGCAAGATCTTCGACGTGCTGATCGGCACCAACGGCACGCCCGCCGACAACTACCTGCAATGGGACATCAGCCGCATCACCGCCGCCGGCACCAACACGGCGGTGACGCCGAACCCGCTCGATCCGGCGGACGCCGCCGCGCTCGGGGTCGCCGGCAACAACCATACCGTCGAGCCGACCGTGACCGCGAACTCGTCGCTGTTCAACGTCGGCGTCAATCAGCGCGCGTCCTACCGCTGGGTGGCGGCGCCCGGATCCGAGCTGGTGTTTCCGGCCGTGAACAACAATGGGCTCGCCCTGCGCACGACCTCGGGCGGCTACACCGGCTCGGCCACCGGCGACTTCATGTACGAGGAGCAGTGATCAGGCATCAGGTATCAGGCATCAGGTTTTCCTGATCCCCGATCCCTGTTTCCTGATCCCTGGAGCATGCGCAGCATGCGACGACCCGGCGGCTACGCCCGCATCGACGATCCCGACGGGCCACGGCAGGAGTTCGACACCTTCACCTGCGCCCATTGCAACCGCGTCACGCACGTCGCGGCGCGGGCGCGCCCCGAGGACATCGGCGGCCTGTGCAAGGTGTGCATGGGGCTGATCTGCCCGCGTTGCGTCGGGAAGCCTTGCGTGCCGTTCCTCCAGCGCCTCGACGAAATGGAAGCGAAGGCGCGGTTTCGCGCCGAACTCGCGGGATAGGAAGCCGCCTGCGCGCGAGCATGAGAAACCAAGCGCGAGCGCGCTGGCGGCAACGTAAAAAAGGAAAACCACATGTCCGGCAAAGGCGCGCTTGCCCAAGTCGCCGTCGCGGCGCTGCCGACGGCTGCGCCGACTACCGGCCCGGCGGCGCCGGGCCAGGCGATCCAGCCGATCGTGATGGGTTTCGGGACCGGCGGGCGCCGCATCGAAGTGAAGGGATATTGACATGGCCACGGTGTTCGACCGCGCCGGCATGGCGACCACGACGACCGGCACGGGCACGCTCACGCTCGGCTCCTCGCTCGGCAACGTCAGCCCGAACCTCGCCGCCTTCATGAGTTTCGCCGCGGCCGGCGTCGCCAACGGACAATCGGTCCCCTATCTCATCCTCGACGCCAACAACAACTGGGAAGTCGGCATCGGGACTTACACGTCATCCGGCACGACGCTTTCTCGCTCGCCGCTATGGTCGTCCGCCGGGGCCGGAACGGCGATCAATCTCTCCGGCAACGCCCAGGTCTTCATCACCGAGATCGCCGAGGACATCAATCAGGCCTCCTTCGGCGGCTGGCGCAACAAGTTCCGCAATCCGAACATGGATATCTGGCAGCGCGGCACGAGCTCGGTCACCGCCACCACTGCCGGCGCCTATGTTGCCGACGGCTGGATCGTCGTTCCGACCGGCGCCAGCTGCACCGCGGCCGCGGGCGGCCCGGAGGGGAATGTCGCGGGATTCTACAGCGTCTATTATGCCCTTCAGGTCACCGGCGCGACCGGCGTCACGGATATCGTCATCCGGCAGCGCATCGAGTCCTATGTCGCCGCGCCATTGTCCGGCCAGACGGTCACCGTTCAGGCCGCCATTTACAACAACACGGGCGCAACGATCACGCCGGCCTTGACCGTCAAGCACGCCGGTTCGCAGGACAATTGGAGTTCGCCGACGACCGATGTGAACGCGGTCAGCCTGCAATCGTGCCCGAACGCGGCCTGGACGATCGTCGCCTATACGTTCGCCTGCTCGGCGTCCGCCTATAACGGCTTGGAGGTCGATTTCGACTTTGGCAACAATTTCAGCACCAATGCCAAATACGTGATGCTGGCGGCCGCCGACATCCGCGTCACGTCCGGGGTCTCAACCGGGCTCAACAACAACCCGCCGCCGCCCGAGCTGCGGCCGATCGGCGCCGAAATGGCGCTCAATCAGCGCTACTTCAGAACGAGCTATCCGCAGGGAACGGCCCCCGGCGCGGTGACGACGGCCGGGCAGCGGCAGGTCTTTTTACAAGGCGGAGCCGCCAGCGCGGCGTGGATTTCCGGCGCCAGCGAACTCTTCGGCGCTCCTATGCGCGCCGCTCCATCCGTGACGCTCTACTCGCCGGCAACGGGAGCGAGCGGCAAGATTCGCGATGTGACGAATGGAGCCGATGTGACGGGGAGCACAACCGCGATCGGCGACAATTCATTCGTTTGGTTCGGGACGCTGAGCGCCGCAGCGACTTCGTATACCTTTGCCGTGCAATACACGGCAACCGCCGAACTATAGGGAGGGCTTGCGGGCCACGACGACGCGGCTCCCGCCCACCGGCCATCGCAGGCCGGCAAGCGAGGCCGACACTTCCGCGTGAAGCACCGAGCGGAGGAGGGCGTTGACACCTTTCGATGGCTCCATCTCGCGCCGGATCAGTTTTCTACCTTCTGCCGCCCGAACACGTGAAGCGAACAAGAGCGGGAAAAGTAGCGCCGTGTAAGACGTCGAGAAGATGAGCTGAAAGCCAGCGCGAACAAGCTTCCGTTCTAGTTCACCGGAGCAATAGCGGCGAACATGGCGTCCCATGTCGTCGGCTGCGCTCCACAAGAACGGATGCTGAGGGACAGTCGCAATGAACCCGCCGCCGGGCAGAATTATAGAAAAGATCGCGCGGATCGTCTCATCGTCGTCCTCGATGTGCTCAAGGACGTCATAGGCCCCCACGAGATCGGCCGAAATACCAAGATCGCGCAGACACCCGGCATCAGCCCGCCGGAGGACAACATCGGCGCCGACGCGCTGTTGCGCGTGAAGGAGCCCCTCCTGGTGCATGTCCACGCCCATGATGGAGTCCCAGCGGCGCGCGGATGCGAATGCGGACAGAACAAAGCCGGTGCCGCAGCCGACTTCGAGATAGCTCGTCGCCTCAGGAAAATACTTGTCGGCCAATCCAAGCAATAGGCGATTGCGTGGTCCGAACCAAAAGTGACCGACCTCGTTTCGAGCAAGCGCAGCGAATCCTGTTTCATCAAATCCGCCGGAACGGTCGCGGACAGCCGACATGAAAAAGCTCCTGAGTGCTCTGGCTATGCCAGCGGCTTTGAGCGGCACCGTATGCGCGCAGCCTATCATGGAAGTACGCCGTTGGCTGAGCGCCCTTTTGCCGCTCACTTTCGGCAGCTTTTAGCTGATGCGCGCGCAGGACAGGTAGCCCATGCCCGGCATCACCGGCCTGACCCAAACCGCCGTTGCCGCGCTCGTCCCGAGCACGAGCGGGCCGGTCACGCAATCGCGCTGGCACCAGCCGTGGTCGGAGCCGGTCCGTCAGCGCATCGGCCCGCAGCTCGCCGTCGCGCTGATCGCCTCGGGGCTCCGCTTCGTCGAAGCGCCGCCGTTCCAGGAGACGGTCACCGAGGATCGTTGGCATCAGCCGTGGTCGGAACCGGTGCGCACCCGCTGGCTTCCGCCGGCCGAGCAGCCGGCGCTGGCGCTGCAGCCCGCCCCGGGCGATCCCTACGGCTGGTTCGCGCCGCTCGCCGAACCGGTGCGCACGCGCTTTCTCGGCGTCGCGCACCAGCAGGCCTTCGTTTCCGATCCGCAGCCGCGCGTTTCGTTTTCTTGGCTAAACTGGCTCAACGAGCCGGTCCGGATCAAATCGGCCCTGCTCGCCGGCGAGCAGCAGGTCGCGCCGTTCGACGAAGACATCATCTGGGCGGACCGCTGGTTCGCCTGGTGGTCGGAGCCGATCGTCAAGGCGAAGCCGCGGCTTGCCGAAGCGCTGCAGCAATACCTGGCCTTTGCGCCGCCGTTCTCGGCCGGTGCGGCGCAGTCGGAATGGGCGGGTCCGCCGCCGAGCCTGGTCCGCTTCCAGTATCAGGTCGAGGCGCGGTCGCCCTGGCCGGATATCAACATCGGTTGGTACCTGCCGCTCACTGAGCCGGTGCGGATCAAGCCGGCCTTGCTGGCTGCGCTGCAGTCCTTCGAGGTCAGGTACGACGTCCTACCGCTGCCGTTCCTCGGTGGCGGCGGCGGATGGTATCTCCCGGACCCCACGCGACCGCCGGACGCACATGGCGAACCCGAGCGGCGCAACCCCCGGGCTCTTCGACCCGGGGGCCGCGCGCCGCGCCAGGTCGAGGCGAAAACCGAGCCGCCGACCTTCGCCGAGACGATCGCGGCGCAACAGCCGGCCCGGCTTGCCGATGTGCTCGGCTCGGCGTTCGCGCAGCGGCTCGGGCAACTCGCGCCGCCGGCGCTCGATCTCTACCTGCCGCCCGCCTCCGCGGTTGCGGCTTCGGCGGGCAAGCCGGCGGTCCCCGGGTCGAAGAGCCCGGGGATCGCGCCCGCGGTCATCGACGACATCCAGGATCGCCTCGACGCCATGGAGGCGCTGCGGGTGCTCGACGCACTGGAGCAGCAGCGGCGCGAGGAGTTGGTCATGCTGCTGCTGCATCTCGCTAACAGCGAACAGGCGTAATCCAAATGAGCGAAGCGCCGCTCGGTGCCCTTACCCTCCCCCTTGTGGGGAGGGTCGACCCGCATAGCCGGCGCTGCGCGCCGGCGTTCTTCATAGAAAAAAACGGGCGCGCGGAGCGCGCCCTATGGCGAAGCGAAGGCGGGTCGGGGTGGGGGTCGTTGTTTGTTTGCTCGATCGCGCCACCCCCACCCCTAACCCCTCCCCACAAGGGGGAGGGGAACCGCGGCGCCGTGCCATGACCCGCGACCCCGTCGTCTCCCTCGCCCTCGAGCGCGCGGCGCTGATCTCGGCCGACATCGAGGAGCAGCTCACGGCCCGCAACGAGCACGGCATGCGCCCGCTCGTTGCCGTGCTGGCCAAGGCGCGGCGCGAGGCGGCGGACGCCTTGGCGGCGCTGGTCGACGTGGATGCCAAACGCGTCGACGAGGTGCAGCGGCTGCAGCACCGCGTCTGGCGCTTCGCCGATCTCGTGCGCTGGCTGCAGGAGCTGACCGCCGACGGCCTCGATCGCCGCTACGAGGTGTCGGATGCCGAGCGCGACGAATTGGAGCGCCTGGTCGCGCCGGGCGACGACGAGGCGGCCGCCCACGCGGCCGATGAACTGGAACGGCTTGGCGTCACCACGCGCCCGGGCAACGGAAGGATGCATGCATGACCACCGAGACGCCGGAACGCTCGCCGCTGCCGCCGGTCAACCCCGCCGTGGCGGCTGCCGAAGCCGAGGCCTCGCGCGCGCTCGCGGCCGAGGCCGCGCCGGACAACCCGAATCCGCCGGCGGCAGATGCTCCACCTGCGCCGCAACCGGCGACCGAGGCGCCAGCGCCGGACGCCCCGAAGCCGCTTGAGCGCGTCACATCGTTCGACCGCGGCCGCGCCGACATCGCCGCCCGCTTCAAGGAAAAGCGCGCGGCCCAGGGCGGGCAGGTCGAGTTCCACGGCAATTTCCAGGACCCCTCGCAGACCTATGGTCCCTACGCCGGCCAGGGCGCGCCGGCCGAGCCGGAGCCGGGCGCTGCTCCAACCGAGACGCCCGCACCTTCGGCACCCGCGGCCGAAACCGCCACGCCAGCGGCCGCGTCAGCCCCAGCCCCGGAGGCGCCCCGCCTTGTCAAGGTGAAGGTGCACGGCGTCGAGATGCACATCCCCGAGGACCAGGTCATCGCCGAGGCGCAGAAGTCGCTCGCCGCCGGCAATCTGCTGGAGACCGCAAAGGACGTGCTGGCACTGTCGCGGCAGCCGGCACAGCCGCCCGATGGGCCCGATCCCTATGTCGAGCTGGCGCAGACCATCCAGCTCGAAGATGCCGCGGCGGCGGGCACGAAGCTCAAGCAGACGATCGAAGGCGAGACCGCCAAGGCGCGCCAGGAGGCGGCGCGCGAGGCGGCGCGCCAGGTGCGCCTCGAGACCGAGCTTTCCGCCTCGCAAAAGGCGATGGCGGCGTTCGAGAAGACGCATCCCGAGCTTGCCGCCGACGAGTTCGCCCGCGACGCCGTCACCACCCAGGTGCAGCGCGAGATCAACGCCGACCTGCAAGCGGTGGTGGCGCAAGGCATCCTGAAAGAGCTGCCGCGCTCCCAGGACGAGCGCAACGGGCTGCATACGCAGCTGCGCGCCTTCGGCGCGCCGGTGCGGCCCATGACCGACATTTTCAACGCGGCGGGGACGAAATACGCGACATGGCGGGGCGGCACACCAGCGCCTCGTTCAGCGCCGCAGCCCGCGCCTGCGACGACTAGCACCCAACCGGCTGCCCAAGCCGCACCGCGAGTCGAGCTTTCGCCCGACCGCGCGCAACGGCGGGCGGCCATTCCCACCCAACCGACTAACGGCACCGTGCCGCCGCGTGCGCCGGCGCTAAGCCCTGAGCAAACCACGGCTCAGCGGCGCAGCGCGGCCGTCATGGCGATGCGCAAGGCCCGCGGTCAGATTACCGCCTGACGGGCGGGGCAATAGGGAATGGGGAGTGGGGAGTAGGAAGAGGCGCGGGCCAACCCGCTCGGCGCCCCCACTCCCCATTCCCCCATTCCCCACTCCCCGTTTCAGCGGTCATCAGCAAACAAAGGAACCTATCCCATGGCAGGCCAGCTCTGGTCTGTCTCCGCGGAAGGCGGGTTCATGTATTCGGACGAGCTGTCCGACGTGCTCCGCCAGCAGGTCCAGCCGCTCACCAAATTCCGTCAGCTGTGCGACGCGAAGGACGGCAGCGAGAAGGGCCTCAACCGCGGCGACAAGTACCACTGGAACGTCTATTCGACGGTGGCGACGCAAGGTCGCCAGCTGCTCGAAACCGATCCGATCCCGGAGTCGAACTTCACCGTCAGCCAGAAGACGCTGACGGTCAACGAGGCCGGCAACTCGATCCCCTATACCGGCAAGCTCTCGGATCTCGCCAAGCACGACGTCGTGTCGATCCTCGACAAGACGCTCAAGGACGACGCGCGCAAGTATTTCGACATCGCCGCCCAGGCGCAGTTCAACAACTGCCAGCTGCGCGCGTCCACCGCGACCTCCACCACCTCCATCACCTTGGACACCAACGGCACGGCGTCGCAGACCAACAACGTCGCGCTCGGCACCGGCCACGTGAAGGCGATCGTCGACACGATGAAGGAGCGCAACATCCCGCCCTACATCGCCGACGACTACGTGGTGATCAGCCACCCGACCACCTACCGCAACTTCAAGAACCAGCTGGAGACGATCCACCAATACACCGAGACCGGCATCGTTTTCATCTTCAACGGCGAGGTCGGGCGCTACGAAAGCTGCCGCTTCATCGAGCAGACCTTCATCCCGAAAGGGGGAGCGGCGGACTCGAGCACCTGGGACCCGTACGGCGGCACCGCCGATGCCTGGGACAACGCGCAGTCGTCCTGGGCGTTCTTCATGGGCGGCGACACGGTCACCGAGGCGCTGTGCATCCCGGAGGAAATCCGGGCGAAGATCCCCGGCGACTTCGGCCGCTCCAAGGGCATCGCCTGGTACTACCTCGGCGGCTTCGGCCTCGTTCACGATGATGCCACCAACGGCCGCATCGTGAAGTGGGATTCGGCGGCGTGAGGGCCAGCGATCAGTAATCAGGGATCAGGGATCGGACCTTTGTCTTGATCGTTGATCGCTGATGCCTGATCCCTGAGAAAGGACACAACCATGACCATTCCGGCTCACTACGCCATCCCGCAGACCGAGGTGATCTGCCTCAACAACCAGAACTTCGGCAACTCGACCTTGACCTTCAACTACATCGGCCCCAAGGGCCGCGAGGGGCACGTCGAGGACATTGTCGCCGACGTATCGACCGCGATGGTCGGCACCACCACGGTGCCGGAGATCGACGTCGGCACCGCCTCGGGCGATACGACTTACGCGCAATACCGCCTCGGCACCGCCGCCGGGACGGGCTACGGCACCGGCGTGCACCGGGCGCAGCAGGAGGCGTGGACCGGCAATCCGCCGATCACGCTCTCCGACTTCACCGGGCACGTCGCGCTCAACAAGGCGCGCATCCCCAAGGACACCGCCTTCGTGATCACGCTCAAGGCCGGCACCGGCGGTTCTCCCGCCGGCGTCGCCAACGTGTACGTGATCATCAAGTGGTTCTGAGCAAAACTGTCATCGCGAGCGAAGCGAAGCGATCCAGGGACAGCGTGTGACGCCCTGGATTGCTTCGGCGCTTCGCGCCTCGCAATGACGACGGAGGCCACGATGTTCGGAAATCTCAGAAACGTTCCCGAGAAGATCAAACCGGTCAATCCGTTGCCTGAGAACGAGAAAGTCTCCGCCACCGGCGATGCCGGCCGCGACGGCTACAGCTGCCTCGCCCGCGCCGACCGCGCGACCGGCGTTCGCCCGCCCGCCGGCGGGGGCACGCGGGTCGATTGGCCACCGAAGAGCGACCAGGAAGACTACACGCCGTAAGCTCCGCCGGGAGTGGGGAATGGGGAGTAGGGAATAGAGAGTAGCGAACTCCACTCCCCACTCCCCATTCCCCACTCCCCACTCTCCCTCCCAACATCAGGAGAATCACCCCATGGCCAAACAACCAGGCCGCTTCGGCAAGTTCACCGAGGCCGAGGTCAAGGCCGGCACCGACGCCGGCACCGGCCGCGGCAATCCCAAGCTGCACGAGTCGTCGGGCATCGTCGACCTGCCGGCCGCGCACGGCCAGCAGATCAAGCGCGCCTACCCGCTCGACACCTCCGACATGGAGCTGCCGAATGAGACCGGCATGGCCGGCTTCAAGGGCTCGCCCGACAACGTGCGGCACTCCCTTGACGGCGCCTCCGCCGTCATGGGCCCGAACGACGGGAATGAGAGCCCGTATATCCCGAACCACTGACAGGCATCAGGAAATCAGGGATCAGGCATCAGAACGCCGCACGGCGCTTGATCCTGATCCCTGATGCCTGATCGCTGATCCCTGGAGCATCCATGCCCGACCCGCACCTGCTCCGCCTCGACCGCTCGCGCTATCATTCGAGCGTGCACGGCGAGTTCCAGAGCCCGACGCATTACTGGCAGGACGGCTTGCCGTTCGATGCCGTGGGGCATCTCGTCGTCGCCGAGTGCGACGCGGAGATGCTCGCAAAGGCGGACGCCAAGGCGCCGCGACCGCAGCCGCGCGCCACTCCCGACGAGGGCACGCCAGCTCCGGACAACGATCCACCGCCGGGCGAGGTCAACCTCGAACTGTGGGCCAAGGGCGAGGCGCGCTATCCGCCGTTCAAGGTCTTCGCCGCCATCCGCGAGCGCTACAGCAAGAGCGTATCCACCTTCGCCGACGCCATCGAGTTCCTGGTCAACGAGGCGAAGCTTATTCCGGCGCGAGGCGTCGAAGAAACTGCTCGCCGCGGGCGCTCCCGCGGCGGTGCGGGAAGAGGCGTGATCCCCAAAACCTCATGGTGAGGAGCCGTGCGCAGCACGGCGTCTCGAACCATGGCGTCACGGGCGGAGCGGCGGCCATCCTTCGAGACGGCCGCTGTCGGGGCACCCCATCGCGCAAGCGCGATGGGGACCCCGGGCGGCCTCCTCAGGATGAGGACGGCAGATAGGGCGGCGTCATGGCTTATTCGATGTCCTACACGTCGCTGATCGGCGACAAAAACACCGCAGGCTCGATCGCCCGCTGGGTGAACTACGCCAAGCTCGACGCCGATCAGATCCTGCAGGAGGCGCAGTCGCTGCTCTATTCCATGCTGCGCGTGCGGGAGATGCGCGCGCACTTTAACTTCAGCACGATCGTAGGGCAGGACCGCGTCGCGTTGCCGTCAGGCTTCCTCGATCCGATCGGCAAGATCGCCATGCTCGGGACGGGAGCGAAGATCGAGCAGCGCTACCCGAACTTCATCCAGCGCCGCCGCACCTATACGGAGACGACGGGGAACCTCGGCAGCAACCCGTTCACCACCAACAATCCTGGTCCCTTCGCGCTCATCGTCAACGTCAACCTGCCGAACCATGGCTTTTCCGACGGCTCTGTCTTCTTCACCACTGGCGCCATGGCGTTCAATGGGGTGACCATCGTCGGCACCTTCGACGTGGTCGCCCTCATCGATGCCAACAATTTCTGGATCGACATCACCCCGCTGGGAACGACGCCGACGGCAGGCGGCAGCGGGGGAACGATCAGCGGCTCTGTCACCGCAACGTCGGCCGGGGCCGGCAACGTGATCCAATTGACGCTTGGCGCCGGCGACGCGGCATCGGTGGCCGGGTTCACGAGTGGAAATACCGTCGTCGTGAACGGCGTCGGCGGGACGACCGAAGCGAACGGCACCTGGGTCATCGACGTCATCATAAGCGGCGGTCTCGGCCGCATCAACCTGCGCGGCTCGACTTTCGTCCATAGCTGGACGTCCGGAGGAACGGTCACAACGACGGTTGCTTACATCTGCGACAACCTCGTCCAGGGCATGCCGCTCCACTGGGGCGTGTGGGACGAGACCATCTTCTTCGACGTGGCGTTCAGCCAGCCGACCAACTGCAATCTGCAATATTTCAGGTCACTGCCGATCCTCTCCGCGGCGAACCCGACCAACTTCCTCACCACCCGCTATCCGCACCTGCTGCGCAAGGCGTGCACCGCGCAGGCCTGGGATTTCCTGCGCAACAACACCGAATACCAGAAGGACGTGGCCGCGCTCACTGCGCTCGTCGAACAGACCAACGCGGAAGCTGATCTGCTCTACCGCGGGGCGGCGTTCGACACGTATCTGCATGATGAGTGATCGTAGGGTGGGTTAGCGGAGCGCCCTTGCGCGACGCGTAACCCACCGACCACCCGCGCAATTTGATCTGCCACGGTGGGTTACGGCGCTGCGCGCCTAACCCACCCTACGGAGCCCCCATGCCCGACACCTACACCGCGACCCTCGGCACCATCGTGATGTCGATCGGGGGCGACAACAACACCTGGGGCACCAACCTCAACAATTCCGTCTTCCAGATCCTGGAAGACGCGATCGCCAACCAGTTGACCTCCGCCGTCACCGGCGGAACGCTCGACCTGTCGACCAATCCGCCGCCCGCCGGGCCGTCGGCCGCGCGCTACGCCATCCTCAAATTCACCGGCACGCTCGCGTCCAACCAGGTCGTCAAGGTCCCCAACCTGTCGAAAATCTGGCTGGTCAACAACACCGCGCTGGTCAACGCCGGGTTTACGCTGACGTTCACGACGCCGGGCGGATCGCCGTCGAACTTCGTGCCCGCCGGCGGCTGGTGCTGGGTCTTCTGCGACGGCAACAACAACGTCTACGTGAGCCCGTTCGCCAGCAACGTGGCGCTGATGCCGAACGGCAGCGCCGCGCTGCCGGCCTATGCCTTCTACAACGAAACCTCCGGCTGGTATCGCAACGGCTTAAACGACATCCGCCTGGCGATCGGCGGGAGCGACGTGCTGCAGGTGACCGGCGCGGGCGCCGGCACGCCGTCCGTCGTCAACATCCTCAGTCCGGCGGCCTTGCAGATTGCCGGCCAATCGCTCGGTGGCTTCACCACTGGCGATGTGAAGCTGACGTTCAAGACCGCCGCCGATCCCGGCTGGGTGCTGATGAACGACAGCACGCTCGGGGATGCGTCGTCGAACTCGACCTATGCCAACGCCGCTGCCGGCGCGCTGTTCATCCTGCTCTACAATAACATCGCCGATGCCGATGCGCCGATCCTGACGAGTGGCGGCGCGGCGACGACCCGCGGCGCGCAAGGAAGCGCCGCCACGGCATTCGCCAACCACTGCCGGCTCACGCTGCCGCTGGTGTTGGGCCGCGCCCTTGCCGCAGCAGGGGGCGGCATTGGCTCGCTCGGCCATGCGCTCGGCGAGCAGACCCACACGCTCGTCGTCGGCGAGATCCCGGCGCACACACACGGCTACAGCGGCACGACCGGAAACGAGAGTGCGACGCACATCCATGCCACCCCGATTCAACCCTCGGCTCACCAGTTCCAAACTACGGCGGGCGGGAGTGAAAATCCAATCGTAGCTGGCGGCGGCACCAATGCGGGTACGGAGAGCGCTGTCCACGCGCACGCGTTCTCGGGGACAACGGACAATGGCAGCGGCGGCGGCGGCGCGCACAACAATATGCAGCCGACGACCTTCCTCAACGTGATGATCAAGCTGTGAACGCGCCCGACACCGCGCCGCGTAGGGTGGGCAAAGCGGCGCGCAGCGCCGCGTGCCCACGCGTTCTTCGTCGCGCAATCCGCGTGCCCACGCGTTCTTCGTCGCGCAATCCGCGTGGGCACGGCGCTTTCGCGCCTTTGCCCACCCTACGGCACCTCTGTGGAGTAAGATCATGCGTTGGGTCTCTTCACGACTGGTCGTCTATCTAGCTGCCGCCGTCGGTAGTGCGGCCCTGTTCCTGATCGGCGCCGCTATATACGTGGCCGTAATCCCGGCCTGACCGCGCAAGCCGCGGATCATCGGCAACGCAAAAATGCCCGAGCCCATCCCCATTCCCATCACGCCGCCGCCCGGCATCGTGAAGACCGAGACCGGCAAGGTGGCGGCGGGCCGCTGGACCGACGGCGACGCCGTCCATTTCGTGCGCGGCATGCCGCAGAAGATCGGCGGCTGGGTGCGCCAGACCACCACGCCGACGTCGGGCCAGCCGCGCGCATCCCACGCCTGGCGCGACAATTCCGCCAACCAGTTCATCGCCGTCGGCACCTATCGCAAGCTCTACGTCTACGACTCGAGCCTGGCGCAGAACGACGTGACGCCGTTCCGGCGCACCTCCGGGGGAATCGGCGGCGGCTCGGCGCTGACCAACCCGTTCACCACCAACACGACCGCCGGCACCGCGTCGCAGGTGAGCGTGCACGACGTAGGCCACGGCGCGAACATCGGCGACACCGTCATCTATACCTCGGTCGGCGCCGGCGTGGGCGGCATCGCCGCGGCGCAGCTCACCGGCACCTTCCTGGTCCTCGGCGTCACCGACGTCGACCATTACGTGTTCGACTGCGGGGTCGCCGCCTCCTCGGCCGCGACCGGCGGCGGCACGGTGCAGTACGAATACGAGATCACCGTCGGCACCGAGCTCGGCGCCGAGGGCACCGGCTTCGGGGTCGGGCAGTTCGGCGCCGGCACCTGGGGCACCGCGCGCTCGGGCTCGACCATCTTCATCGAGCCGCGGGTGTGGTCGCTCGACCACTTCGGCCAGCTTCTGCTCGCCTCCTACAACACCGGGCAGATTTACGTGTTCGACCCGACCCAGAGCCAGCCGTGGCCGCGCGCGGTCCTGGTCAACGCGTCGTCCGGCGACAGCGCGGCGCCCACCACCTGCCGCGCCATGTTCGTCACCCAGGAGCGCTTCGTGGTCGCGCTCTTGACCGGCATGGTGGTGCAGTGGTCGTCGCAGGGCACCTACGACACCTGGACGCCGTCCGCCACCAACACCGCCAACAGCCGTACCTTGACAGTCGGCACCAAGCTCGTGGCCGGGCGCGTGCTCGGGCCGTTCCTCTCGCTCATCTGGTCCGACGCCGCCTGCTATCTCATGCAGTGGACCGGCAGCCTCTACGTCTACAACACGTCGATCCTGGCGACCGAGTGCGGCCTCATCTCGCCCGGCGCCGCGGTCACCGTCAACGGCGTCGCCTACTGGATGGGGTGGGACAATTTCTTCATGTACGACGGCGCGGTGCACCCGATCCCCAACGTC